CCCTTTCCTGCCGGTGGGCAGATGATCCGAGACGGGGCTTCGGCCATGGATCGAATGTTCATCAAGGGCAATATCACCGACAACAAGATCCTTCTGGACCGCGATCCGGGCTATATCGAGCGCTTGAAGAGCGTCGGGGACCCGGAATTAGTCCGTGCATGGCTCGAGGGAGACTGGGAGGTGGCGGTAGGGAGCTTTTTCAGCAACTGGAGGACGCATGAGGTCGCCATCCCTCCGTTTGAGATCCCTGAAGGCTGGCCGCTCTTCGGAGCATTGGATTACGGGGAGGCGGCTCCCAGCAATTTCGCCCTTCACACCATCGACTACGACAACAACCTCTACCAGATCAGCGAATACCATCGCGGCGGGGCTGCCGCCTCTTCTCATGCCTACGAAATCAACAAAATGATCGAATCCTGTCCTTTTACGCAGCTCAAGTCCGGTGGCGGTAGGAAACCAGGTTCGATCTGGGCAGATCCCTCCATGTGGGCCAAGCGGCGGCTCACCGAAGTGGTCAATCACTCCCCGGCGGACGTATTTGCCGAAAACGGCCTCTATCTGTCCAAGGGGAACAATGACCGCATCACCGGCTGGCGCGTTCTCAACGATTTACTGGAGCGGAAGAAGTTTTTCGTCTTTTCCGGTGAATGGAACCGGAATACGCTTGAGACCCTGCCCAATCTGCCGCGGGACAAGAACAATCCCGAGGATGTGGATACTCGATCTGACGATCATGCCGGAGATCGTCTTCGATACGCCTGTATGCATGCCTATCGACCTGCTCGACCTGCTCCGGCCGCTAACAGGGACCCGTTTTTCGGCGGCAACGTGCTGGAGGAGCTGGATCGGGCTGAAGAGGAACAGGTATATGCATGACTGAAATAGCCCAGAGACCGCGGTTCGAGGAACTGTCGGATAAGCAGCTGGACTTCTACCACAAGACCTTCGACACCTGCGAGAAGTGGATGAAGCCCAAGCACGAGGAATGGCGCCGGCTCATCAAGCAATACAATCTCGACCTGAAGGTTTCCAAGCTGCCCGCCGATAAGGTGGTGAAGATCTCCCGCTTCCTGCCCCTGACCCGGCAGATCATTACGTCTATCGCCTTCAACTACCCTCGCATCTTCATGCGAGTGGAAAACCAGACCATGTCCTTCCAGGCGGAGATCCTCGAGCGTATATGCAATGCGCTCCTTGAGATAACCGGGGCCAAGGCGGAAGTCCAGCAGCAGATCTTCGATGCCCTTTATTGCTACATCGGCTGGGTCAAGTACGGCGTCAACCCTCCCGGCGATCAGGATGTGGTGCCGCCCTATATATCCAACGACGACATGGCTAACGGCAATGTCTTCTGTATGCGGGTTTCACCCTTCAATATGTTCCCAGACCCTCTGACGCCCCCTCACAAGCTCTCTCACGCCCGATATGTGTGGGAGAAGATGCTGGTGCCGTATGAGTTCGTTCAGCAGGACGAGCGCTTTACTAAGAAGTTCAGGAACGAGATCAAGCCTCTCTCCAAGGAGAATGACGAGGACGGCATGTTGGCCGACATGCTGGAGAGCGATATGGAGGACGAGAGTGAGGCGGTGGAGGAGTCCAAGACCGACGGCAAGTTTGTCATCCTGCGGGAGTTCCACGACCGCATCCATCAGAAGCGGCTCACCTTCGGGGAGGGCGTTCAGCAGCCTGGGGAGTATATCGATCATCCTTTCCTTTCCGGGCAGTCGGAGATTTCCCGGGACCCCATTACTGGAGAAGAGAAGCTGACCGGCCGCTTCACGCCTTCAGGCGGGTATCTGGTGCAGGGAGGGTTTCCCTATAAAGACCTGTGGTTCGACCTCTCGCATGAGACCTTCTACGGCAAGCCCATGATGGCGTATGCCGAGGATACGCAGAAGCTCATCGTGGAGTCGGTATCAAGGCGGAGGTCCCTGCTGAAGCAGAACACCCGCAAGATTCTGGGCCAGAAGAACGAGATGGCTGAGAATCCGAACATCGGGGATCAGATCGCTCGGGGCGACGAAGATACCATCGCCTGGGTCAGCGATGTGAATAACTCCTTTGCGGAGATGCCCACCAACAACGTCCAGCAGGACCAGCTGGGCCTGGAGTCAGACGCCCGTCAATACGAGGAGCAGGTGCTTCAGGTAAGCCAGCTGGCTCTGGGAGGCGGTCCTGCGAGGACCGCTACTGAGGCCAGTCTGATAGCCTCCTTCGGGCAGTTGAACCGGGAATGGATGCAGGACAAGGTGGCTGAGGTCTACAAGGCCACCGCTCATAACTTCATGCGGATTCTTGCTGACAGGCGCTATACACCGATCAATTTCCTGGTCAATACCGCCGAGACAGAAGACGAGCCCATCTTCGAGGCGGTTCGCACCGATATGTTCAAGGCCCGCTGGAAGATCACCGTCGAGGCTGGTAGTATGAAGCCGCTCTTCGAGGAGCTAGAGCGGGAGGATGCCCTGGCCCTGTTCCAGTTCCTCATCCGCCTGCCGGAGATCCCGAGGCCTGAGGCGATCAAGCATCTCCTGCGAGCCTTCCGGGTGCCGAATATGGAGAAGTTCATCGGGCAGTCCGCTACCATCGATGCTCAGAGGGCGGCTGATTACGAGAACCGGCTGATGATGACCGGGCAGAAGGTGGATGTGGTGCCCATCGAGAACCATCGCGCCCACATGCCTGTCCATAAGGTTCTTCTCGAGGGTCAGGACTCTCCGCTCTTGCAGAACATTCAGCAGTTACAGCAACTGGGCCCCGCCATACAGCCGGAGCAGGCACAGCAGCTACAGCAACTGGTTCAGATAGTGCAGTTGGTTCAGCAGCACCTGTCCGATCATCAGGAGGCCTTTCAGCAGATCATTCAAGGGCCAGGGGGTGGTGGAGGGGGCGGGGGAGCAGGTCCGGCCCGGATCAAGAATATTAGCGATCAGGCCGCTGGTGCGCCTGAAAGTGCAGTTTCCGGTGCCAAGGAAATCCAGTCCGCTGTTCGCAGCAAGGGGCAGCGAATTTCTCAGCCCCATAACCTGAACCGTCAGCAGAATTAATTATGCTTAAGACTTGGAACTTCAAGTGTTCCGCAGGTCATTTAACCACCGGGGTCTTCTCCGGTCGGATTCCTCAGACCACCGCATGTTCTTCATGCCGCCGTCGAGCTCAATGGACCCATCAGAAGGGGCAGCCGGACTTCAATGTCGGGACTGAGATGTACGGCAAGTTCGAGCCGGCGCTGGGGTGTGTGGTGGAATCATACGAACACAAGCAGCAACTGCTCAAGGAGCAGAATGTCATGGAAGCCCATGACTTGGTGGGAGGATCTCGGATGTACCGAGTGCCAGAACCCCCCTCCCGAGAGCCCGACGATACTGTCTGGGTGGACAATCCGGACACAAAGGAGTAGATTAGATGTCAGAAGCAATTCCCTCGGATTCTGATTCGGGGACAGGAACGACCTCCGCAGACTCCGCGGACGAATCCTTTGATCTGGGTGGCGACCTGGACGAAGACCTTTCGTCTCCGGAACTACCTGCGCTGACGGATTCCTCGCCCGCTCCCAGAACGACCGAGTCTGGAGTACCCGCACCAAACGTCGATCTTGAAACCACTGAGATCGATAAATTGCCCCCCGAGGCTCAGCCAATAGTTCGGGAACTGAAGGGTGATTACACCCGGAAGCGGCAGGCAGACGCGGAAGTGGCACGGAGCGTACAGGCTCGTGAGCAGCAAGTAACTGCTCGTGAGCAGGCGTTGATGAATCGCGCTGTTGCTGCTAATAGCACCAGCGCGGACGAGGACGACCCCTTTGCCGGGATTCGTTCCACACTGACCGAAGATGAAGCCAGGGGACTGGACATCGTCGATCAGGTGGTTCAGCTCAAGCACGGTAAAGCGGTTGAGGATCTGAGGGCGCAGTTCGACAGTCAGCAAAAAGCGATACAGACCCTGACTGTTGCGCTGTTGCGGCAAGCGGCTGCAGGAGCCAATCAAACGGCTGCTGAGGCTCGCCAGCAATATCCGGACATTGATCAGTACAAGGACCAGGTCAATGCGCTGACAGCGGTAGTCAACCCGGCTACCACCCAGCGTTATACTCCGACCGAAGCCTATGAACTGGTCACCGGAAGGGCGCAGGTAGCAAGTAACAACCTGGCCCTCTCAGATCTCGGTACTCGCACCGCCAGCGCACGCAGCACTACCGGCACTTCAACGGCTGCCGCCGATTCGGGCATAGGAGAGCTTAATTCAACTGAGCTTTCTCAGGGCCTGAAGAGTTTAGGTTTTGAGTGAGCCTTATCTTAAAAAGGTTTAACAATGCCTGCAGCCACATCGAGCGAAACCTGGGATGCTGCCTGGACGCTCACCATGCGCTCCAAGCGCAAGCGGCTGACCGACAATATCTCGGATCAGTATCCGACGATAGGTCGCCTGCGACGTTCTGGCGTGATGGAGGTGGAGACCGGCGGTAAGGAAATCCAGGAAGACCTGATGTATGGACTGGGCACGTCGGAATGGTTCGACGGTTACGATGTCCTGTCCACCAATGCCACGGATGGCATTACCGCCGCATTCTATCAGTTCCGTTACAACGCCACTCCTATCGTCATTTCGATGACGGAGGAAGTCGAGTCTCGTAAGTCCGACTCGGCAGAGAAGCTCCTCACCGCTAAGACCTCTCAGGCGATGACCAAGTCGCTTGATACGATCAACGCGGCTGTCCACGGGGCGCAGTCTGGCAAGTCCATGTTGGGCCTG